GAAGTACTGGATCTAAATTGGATTCATACACCTTGACATTCCTCACACCAAAAAGTTCAAACAGTTCGGGGGTCCTGTCAAGAGGCTTTCTTAAGAATGAATCTACAAGACGACGAGCCTGCAAATCCTTAAAGTTGATTTTCATAAATGCAAACTCCTCATTATTTTGGAAACCCCAAACATCTTTGGATTTCATGAGTGAGTAGGCAACTAGTGAGTCTTTACACTTATCACTGAGGATATTGTAAATTCTCTGAACCTTTTGAGAATCAATACCCGTTGGAAGTTTAATAAAAAAGTAGGGTGTAAAAGCTGTCGTCACACAGACAGACTTCCCATCCTCGGTCTTGCCGAAGATACTAATCAGGTGTTCATCTTCGCCGTCTCTAGCTTCCCAAGTGAGTGCTTGAAAGACGACCATATCTGGGTTGTGTAACTAACGACCGAAAATTTTAATATACTTTATTAGTAAAAATGTCAGCTGCTTTGATTGACCTTGTTTCTAAAGGTGCTCAGGATGTGTACATCACTGGCCAACCTCAGGTCAGTTTTTTCCGTCAAAATTATAAGCGCCATACTAACTTCGCGATGAAGCCTGAGCGTATGGACTACATCGGTACTTTCGGGGCGTCCAATGAGATTACCGTACCGGTTCGTTCCAAGGGTGATCTTCTCAGCTATCTCTGGATTGAGGACACTCTCATATCTAATGTTGGTACCAACACCGATGGCCTCTTCTCCGCGGATGCTTCCAATCCCACCACTTTCCAATTATGGATTGGTGGACAGAAGGTTGCTGAACTTGACTCCCTATTCATCCAGGGTGCTTACAACCCCCTTCTCCGCGACAACTCCGCCAAGGCTTCTTGTACCGTCACTACCAATGTTGCCAAGGAGAATCATGGTCAGAACCACTTTATGATTCCTTTCTTCTTTGGCGAGGACTGGACTAAGACCCTTCCTTTGGTGGCTTTACAATATCACGAGGTGGAGCTTCGAATCAAGTGCAGGGATGGTTACACTCCTCAAGGTACCCCAAAGATTTATGGTAACTACATCTACCTTGATACCGAAGAGCGTAAGTACTTCACCGATAATGAACATGAGATCTTGTTCACCCAAACCCAATATCAGCCAGCCACCAACACTGACACCGAGATGGATCTCAGCTACTTCAACCACCCAGTGAAGTCTCTCCACCTTGTTTCGGGCGCGGCCGCTGGTCAGAAGTGGTACGATGAGTACACTTTCAGTACTTCTTCTCTCTACATTAACGGTACCGCTCTCTATGAGAATACTTCCAACGTCTATCATCACAATGTTGTGCCTCAAATGCACTGTACCGATCTCCCAGATGATGTTTTGGATGATCTCCCAACCTATTCTTGGCCTTTCTGCCTCTCTATGAGCAAAGCGCAGCCCAGTGGTACCCTAAACTTCAGCCGTATCGATAATGCTAAGCTTGTCGTGAACAATGTTTCTGGTGGTAACACCCTTCATCGCGTGTATGCCGTAAATTTCAATATTTTACGTATAAAGAATGGTATGGCCGGTGTCGCTTTCGGTAACTAATTTTATACACACTCAGTAATTTTTACAATTACATATGATTGAACATGATTTTCAATGATACGTAACCTAAGTCGTCTCAAGTGATTCAAAAATTCAACTCAAAATGGATCTCTTTCACAAGTTGATTGATTTAGTTGACAAGAATGCCGAGCGCATTCCAGAGGGTGACTATGTAGATATTTGTAACACCATTAAGGAGTTACGCGAAAGGGTGAAACCACCCCGATTTCTCATTGATCAAAATCAACCACTTTGGATTACAGATTATGATCCAGCAAGGGATGGACCTCCCATCTACGTACCTACCACTCCCGGGCAACCGCAAGAGTGGATTGATGAAGAACCAAGTCTGAACGAGTTTCTTCAGGAATTACATGAAGAGTGGTCTAGAACTGATAATGGTGACGAAAACGAAGATGAGACTCTCTCAGCTGCAGAAGCTATGGGGCAGTTGAGAGAGCACATCATAGAACACGGAGTACCTGAGAGTATTACGATTAACTTTGTACAGTAAATTAGGTTTTTAGTTTTTTAATGAAAGCTGCAAAAAGGTACATGATTGGTGGAACACTAAAAGACCCCATGGCAGTCATAAATGCTGCACTTGCGTCTTCAGGTGTGTTAATTTCGCCATGAATCACCTTAGAAATGGAACTTTCCATCATTTTATCTACAGTTGTATCAATTGGTTTTACAATTAGAGGAATAGCCATGAGACCCACAAGTGTAGGTAAAAAATGAAAGAAACGACTATCATCTAAATGTCTACTCACTATCATATTGGCTGACAGATTTACGATCACTCTAATGATTGAACCCGGCCAAAAAACAGACGCGAGTAGCTGCCACGTTAGGGTTTCAGCTGAAATCCTGGCCGCATCTTGAATTTTTTCACCCTCATCAGCAGCTTCATATGCTTTTTGTCCCTTATCAATCGTGTCAAACATGACATACGAAGCCGCTACACAATATGATGCAGGTAAACCCCAATCTGGTAAGTATGAAGTAAAAGCTTCACCTAATTCATTTGTGTATCCCATGTATCGTAGAGAAGTTTCACGATAAGGGTCAACATTGTTATATGCCGTTGAGTAAATTTTAAATCTTTTATTTGTTTTTTTAGACTGTGATATATGAGGTTTAATTATGGACAATGGTTTGATGACAAACATTATCCTTGTTACATGTATTTTCAAAACTTTATCTCATTATATGTAAAAATGAACAAACATCAAGTCACACTTTTGATTGTTGTAATTGTAGCTCTTGCCCTTTTCATGTTAAGTAAAAATACTGTCATTGTCGAAAATTACAGGCGTGCCAGGGAAAGGATGATGGCAAGAAGGAGAGCGGCTAGGCGACGTGCGTCGTCTCAGAGGAGAGCGGCTAGGCGACGTGCTCAGGAACGGAGGAGAATGGAACAACAGAGGAGAATGGAACAACAGAGGAGAATGGAACAACAGAGGAGAATGGAACAACAGAGGAGAGCGGTCATGTTACGCGCCCAATCGCGAAGGTAAACTATCACTCATCCACGAGCAAATCAATTTCCTTCTCATATGTGTGGGATAGGAGTATACTTTTCAAATCTCTAGAAAATGTAATATACGTTTTAGGAATATCTCCCCAAAGTCTCTCATTAGAAACAAATGCGTCAACAGCACCGTCTCGCAAAAGGGGTTCAAGCAATAACCAATTTGGTTCTGTATACTTGATCTTCTTACACCCTTTGGCAAATTTCCTAGCATAGATGTACCACGCTGCGATACTTCTATATATATGAATAGGTCGTTTTCCTTGTTCTAAACAAACACGGAGTGATGGAACTATAAATGTATGAAATTTGGTAAAACCGTCCATACATATCCTCTCCAAATCATCAACGTTTGTGGAGTTTGAAAATCTTTCCTCAATCGTTTCAACATAATCATCAATGTCAAAAGGAAGCTCCATATCAATTGATGGAATAATCTCTTTTTTTTGAAGTTGTCTGAAGTGTTTGCGGTGCACCTCGTTGTTCATGACTTGATCAAACGTTTTATAACCAGACAGAACACCTATATAGGCTAGGGACGTGTGGCCACCGTTGAGAATACGAATCTTTGTCTCCTCGTAGGGTTCTAAATCGTGGGTCACAGTCACACCAACTTGGGTCAAATCCGGAAAGTCTGAAGCAAAATTTGCTTCTATGACCCATTGTGTAAACTCCTCTGTTTGTACAGCAGTTTGACCAAAACCAGGAAAAAGATCTTCAACTTCGTGTCGTAATGCGTCATGTGAACGCGGAGTGATCCTGTCAACCATACACGATGGAAACTTCACATTCTCTCTCACCCAATCTGCCATTTCATATTGGTTTGTTTGGTAGAGATATGCCAAAAACTGTGCCTCTAAGGCGCGACCGTTTTGACGAATATTGTCACAGCACAAGACAGTTATAGGTGTCTTGCGGTTACGTAGACCACATGCAAGGTATTCAAATAGAGGTGATCCAGGTGCATACCCGCTTTCTGTTACAGTTATTGTGACCAGATGGACACTCGGAAGGGTGAGGAGGTGCTTAGCAATTGTTCTATTCTTTGTCCAGTCTATGTAATCAAGATGGGAACGTACCATTCTATATGATGAAGGCGTCTTTACGACATAGTCATCAATCTCTCTGAAACCTTCGTTCCTGAGATTGACAGCAACAATACCCCAACGGAGATCCCCAGTCTTTTCCATATAATCATCAATGTACATGGCCTGATGGGCTCTATGGAAAGCACCATAGCCTATATGTACTGTACCGGTTTGACATTCAGATTTGTCATATGAAGTCTTATACATACGTTAATTTAGCCGAATATTATTAATAAGTTTATTTGTCTTTTCAAACATTCTCTTTCCGTGGAAAGTCTTATCCTTGAGCTCATCCCAAATCGTGAGACGATGCTCCAAGAACTTTAGAAACCTATCGGGATCACCGGGGGACTTGTAACGGACCTTCTCACCCTGCATGGCTTTATTAGCCGCCTCTACGCGGGCAGCCATTGAACGCTTAGCAAACTCATCAGGAGAGAGATGAGTGGACACATCAACAGGTTTACGGTTCATTTTCTAAACATTAAATGTCCGCTATCTTTATATAAATGATTCCATTCATTCTTGTTGGTGGTCTCGCTGCTCTCACAGCGTACACATTCTTTGGTGAGAATCTCGTTTCTTCGGAAGAGGCTAAGAGACTCATCAAGGAAGGTAAAATAAAGAAAGTCATTGATGTTCGTACAACCGTTGAATACAGAGCTGGACACTACCCCAGAGCTTTACACATTCCAGTGGATAAGATCAGCGAAAAGACAACCTCGGAACTTCCCAAAAGTGGATTACTCGTCTACTGCAACACTGGACAACGGGCCAGATTTGCGGCAGAGAAATTAACTGAGCTTGGTTTTAAACAAGTGTACTACATCGCTGGACACTATTCCAGTCTACTTTAGTTTCACACCCAAAA